GTTTTTGATCCGGTACGGGTTTGGGATTGAGAAGGCGGACCATCCTTTTGTGGTGAAGATGTGCAGGATGGTGGAGGAGGGTTCGCGTACTGATACATTGGATATATGGGCAAGATTCCATTGGAAATCCACAATCATCACACAGGCGGAGACGTTGCAGTTCGAGATAAAGAATCCGGAGAAGTGCACGGGTATTTTTTGTTATGCGCGTCCTGCGGCGAAGAAACCGTTGCGGTCGCTGAAGGTGTTCCTCGAGGAATCGGAATTGCTTCGCTGGTGTTTTCCGGAGGTGTTATGGGAGCGGCCGGACACGCAGGCACCGAAGTGGAGCGAGGATGAGGGCTTGGTGTTTAAACGTTCGGGTTCCTCGAGGCGGGAGAGCTCTATAGAGGCGCATGGATTGATAGAAGGCATGCCTACGGGCTCGCATTTCGAGCGGAACGTGCTTGACGATCTCGAAACGGAGGATATCCGCGAATCTCCGGACATGCTGGCAAAGGTTTTTAGTAAGGCGCAGATGGCGCTGGTGAACCTGGCGACGGGCGCGGACACTGATCAGACCAGGATTATCGGAACATATTACTCGCACTTCGGTCCGAACATCAAGCTGCGGGATCTGAAATACGATGACGGCCGGCCTATTTACGAACTGCGACTTGTTTCTGCTACGGAGGATGGTACCCGGGACGGCAAGCCGGTCTGGTTCGACCCCATCTCTTGGGAGAAGGCGAAAAAATCGGCACACTTTAACTCGCAGCAGCTTTGTAATCCTACCCCGGAAAGCGATATCAAACTCGACAAGCGTTTTCTACGTCCCATAAATCGACGCCTGATTCCCTCGAATATATTCAGGTTCCTCGTCATCGACCAGGCGGGCGGCGATGAAACCGACAAGCAGAGCAAGGACATGTGGAACTACTGCGTGCTCGGGATAAAGCCGGAGATGGACGAGATCGGGCAGTCGAATGTTTACATACTCGACGTTGAGGCGGATCAGATGAGCCATGCGGAAGGCATAGACGGTATTGTGCGCATGTATCTCAGGAACGGGGTCATCATGCAGCTCGGCGTGGAGAAGGTGGGTATGTCTACCACGGAGATCCACATAACGAATGCGCTCAGGGCTCACGGGCGGAACCTGTCCCTAAATGCCCGGAACCTTGTTTTGCTGAAACCTGCGGGCAGGTCGAAGGTCAAGCGCGTGGAATCTGCGCTGCAATGGCCATTGAATAACGGCAAGCTCTTTTATGCTGACGATATCCCCTCAAAATACATCGATGCGATAATGGAAGAGATGGATAAATTCCCACTTTACCACGTTGATATTCTGGACGGCATTGCATACGGATACGATATGTTCAAGGAATTCAAGTTCACGAGTTATCTGAAGCAGGACAACACGCCTGAAGCCCAGATAGTAAAGATGCTTCAGAGCAGGCAGGAAGAGAAGTACGACCCCCTGACTTTCGGGATGGAGGCCAGTAATGGCTGATTTCGGGATAGGCGAAGCAGCGGCGGTAATGGCAGCGGAGGGTGCAGGCGAAGCAGCGATAGGAGCAGCGGGTGTTGCGGGTGCAACCACCGTAACAGCAGGGGAGATATCGCTGGCAGGAGAGGCAGCCATAGGCGCGGCAGGTGTAGCAGGAGCAGCGGGGGCGGGGACAGTTGCAGCGGGAGCAGGAACAGCGGCGACGGGCTTATCAGTAGCCGGAACAGCCTTCTCCGCAGCAACGAGCCTCTACTCCGCACTTAATGCGCCACAAATGCCAAGTCAATCTGGATTCCTGCCGAGTTCGACCACGGTTTCAACGCAGGATACTGAGGCGGCGGCATACGCAACGGCACTATCATTGAGAGCGAGGCGCGGTCAGGCATCGACAATTCTTACGGGACCGCTCGGAGTAACGGGTCAGGGTCCCACGGCAAGGGCGACACTGGGCAGTTAATTATGGGAGAAGCGAGGAGGAAAATGCTCATGGGGGACGTTATAGCAAAGATCACGATTACCCTAAAGAAAAGCGGCGTTGATGTTCAGGCTCCGACAGATAAGGTAATGGCATTGGGGATGATTGAACTGGCGAAGAACATCATCTTTGCCGTAACGCCTGAGCAGGAAAAGAAAAAAATCATCGAGGTTGCGCCATTAATAGGAGCGAACATTGGCTGATACCAGAAGCGACGACGACAAGGCAAAAGATGCGCTTAAGTATCAGAAATACCTTGCGTCACTAAGACTTCCTTTTGAAAGTCAAATTGACAACATCATAACTTATGTCAATCATTCACGCCGGAAGATAGTCGACAAGGAAGCGAAGAAGGGTCAGAAGACAGGCATCGAGGTCTATGACGGGTCTGCGATGCTGGCGAAGAACCTTCTTGTCGATGGCATGGTAGGCTATCTCTGCGGTCGCAACATCGACTGGTTTGCATATGAGCTGCCGGGCAAATTCAATTTCCCGCGTACTTCTCAGAACATGAGGCATTGGTCGGGTAAGCGCATGGACGCGATGCCCGCAGTAAGGGAATTCCTACAGGACTGCTCGGACGTTTCCTACAGCGCATTCAATCGGTCTAATTTTTATGACATCGTTCCGGAGTTCATAGGCGATGGCGCCACTGTCGGGACAGCCACCCTTATCGCGGAAGAAGAAGTAGGCGAGGGCAGGATCGTTTTTACTGTCCCTCATTTCAGGGAGAACTTTATTGCGGAGAACCAGTGGGGAAGGGTCGATACTAATTACCGGCTTTATAAGCTCACGCTGCGCCAACTTAAAGATAAATTCGGTCTGGAGAAAATGAAGAAGATCGACCCGAACTTTGTGACTTCATACGACGCCAATATGCACGCGGAAAAGGAGATTCTTCATGCGGTCTATCCCCGAAGCGATTACGACAACGGCAAGCTAAATGGAAAGAACAAACCCATCGCATCTCTGTGGGTTTACCTGTCCCCGCTCAAATTAATTGAGGAAACAGGTTATGACTGGCTACCGAAGATAACCTGGAGATGGAGAAAGAATAATGACGAATGGTACGGGAGGTCGCCGGCATGGGACGCTTACATAGACATAATGCTGTCGAATCAGCAGGGGCGGTCAAACCTGATTGCAGGTCACAAGATGGTCGAGCCTCCGATGGTGGGATTCTCCGATCTCAGGGGCACGGTAAACGCAGGCCCGCGGGGCTGGACGTTCATCGACAGGATGACGGCAAAGAATTTAAGCGAGGTAGTTCCGCGTCCCTTAACAACGGGAATTCAGTTACCGTATTCCGTAGAGGCTCAGGGTAGGACGGAGAAAATCATCCGCGAGCATTTTCATGTGGATTTCTTTTTGATGCTCTACCAGGCGGCCATGAACAAAACCGAACTGACGGCGACCCAGGTTATCGAGATGATGGGAGAGAAGGCAGCGGTTTTAGGAACTCGTGTCGGGATGCTGCAATCGGAAGCCTTTGGGCCGATCCATGACAGAGTTTTTGAAATAGAGTGGGCGGCAGACCGCATGCCAGATCCTCCGCAGATTTTGCAGGATTTACTTGGTGTGAGCAAAAGCAAGAACACTACCGCTCCCCCGGTTCAATACCTTGGCCCTCTGGCACAAGCGCAGACGCGGCTTACAAAGTCTCGTTCGATCCAGGCAGGCCTCACCATGATAGGTCAGGTGGCAGCCATAAAGCAAGAGGCTATGGACATAATCGACTGGGATGGCTCCGTAAAAGAGATTCTGGATTCGACCGGATTCCCTGCAAAGCTGATTCGCAGCGAGACCATGATCAATAAGATACGGACGATGCGAAAGGAAGCTCAGGCGAAGCAGCAGCAGATCGAGAATGCTCCGAAACTCGCAAAGGCAGCGGCATCGGCAAGCAAGGCCGCACAGCCGGGCAGCCCCATGGAAAAGATGATGGGCGGAGAGGAAGGCGAGGCGGCAAATGGTTGATGAACTTGACGAGAACTTAGGGCTTGAAGAATCGGAAGATGAAAAGCATGAACGGGAAATTAAAGACAAATATCGTGCCCTTTTTAGTTCTGGCATTGGTGTTGAAGTGCTTGCAGATTTTCTTGCCCTTTGTCATTTTGGTTCTACACTTGATGCAGATAACAAAATGCAAGTTGCGGAATATAACGTCGGCATTGCTCTCCTCGCACGGTGCGGGGTTTTGCAGGCGGACAATTTTGAAAGCGTGATTCGCGCTTTGTTGGGCTTACGCGGAAAGCGTAAGTGACCAAAAGGAGGATTTGAGAATGGGAGCAATTAATTTTTACAGGAAAAAGACGGATTTGGTTTGGGCAGGAACGAGCGGGCAGTTAATTAAAGGTGTGTTCAATGCGACCACGGCAGGCTACGGATTAAAGCTGACTCCAGATCGCACATGGATTGAAAGAGGAAACGCAGACGATGGCGGTAAAGTGCTGACTGGCACAGGAGCGGCTTATTTGTTTGGTTCCCGGCGAACGCTTCTAACCGCTGTCCAGACGGGGAATAACTCGTTTTTCGGCGGTTGCGACAGATTAAGTATCAATGCCGACGAAAGTGCTGTTACTGGAGTCATGGCGGCACATTGGGCGATGCTGGAGAATAAGGCATCTGGAAAGGTAGGCGGAGCGTGGGCGGGAGCCGTTCGAGGAGATTTAAACCTTCATTCTTCTGGGGCTAATGCGTGTATCACATCCTGTTTCCTTGCGGCCTGTGAAAGTTGTGCCGGAACGCACACAGCCGATGTCGTCGTAATCCACGTTCCTACTCCAGAGGCGGGGACGTTCGATCATCTTTTTGAAATTTCATCTGCTTCTGGTTGTATAGCAGCTCGAAATGTTGGGGCAGCATCGGGAAAGGAGATATTAATTTCGATTGATGGGAGTCCCTACGCTTTGCAAGTCTACGCGACACAGTAAAGAGAAAGGAAAAATTATGATTCTCGACAGCGAAGAACAGCGCGGAATAATTCTTAATGCCCTTATGTCTCAACCGATTCAGGGAGACCTTCAGGGTATCATTGAAACATTGCCTAAATTTACGGCTGTTGTTGACGCGGTGAAAAACGCGACCATAGAGGAGGCAAAGAAAGATGTCTAAAGGCGGCGGCGGTAAAGGTACTGGGAAAGGCGAGATGCTTGAAAACGATTACTTCATTCAAAAGAATCTCAAGCAGAAGAAGAAATTTTTACCGCCAAAAGCGAAGAAGAAGCCCGCTATGCGGTATAGCGGAAAAATAGAGATGCACTATAAAAAAGCATAGAAAGGAAGGTTTTTAATGGCAGGCGAGATTTTAGCACAATTACCGGCAGACCTTCAGTCTCACGAAGCCCTAACCGGATTCAATACGGCTGGCGATATAGCTAAGGCGTATATTGATACAAAGGGTAAGGTGACGGAGTACGAGGGAAAAGTGAAGGAGTACGAGGGAAAGATTACTGACCTTCAAGCAAATTCAATCCCGAAGTTGTCGCAGAACGCCACGGACGCAGACAAGGCAGCATATTACAAGGCTATCGGAAGACCTGACAAGCCGGAAGGTTATGAACTTCTCGGCCCGGATGGAAAGGCGATGGACTCAAAAATCTCACAGTGGGCAAGGAATTTGTTTTTTGAAAACGGCATCTCGCAAGAAGTTGCAGGAAAAATCGGGAGCGCCTGGAATGTCTATCTGGGGAGTGTTATAAAGGCTGATGTTGATCTGCGCACAAAGGAAAGAGGCGAAGCGGAAACGAAACTCAAGGCGGAACTGGGAGACAAGTACGATGCAAGCGTTGAGCTCGTCAAGCGAGTGTGGAAGAAACACTCGGAAAGCGAGTTTGACGCCTTCGTGAATGAAACGAAAATCGGCAACGACCCGCGCCTTATCCGCTTCATGATCAAAATTGCGAAACTTACGGGAGAGGATATCAGCCCTCCGGGTTCACCAAGGCCAGGAGAAGGGGACGGCAAAGGCATCGTTTACGATAAGAGCCCTGCGCCTCCGAAAAAATAATCCTCTCCATTATGAGGAGGATAGAAAATGACAGCAACATCGGTAGCCATATTGGGTTATCCAACCCTGATGGATGTCGTCAATGAATATACGTCCCTCGACGCAATGGGGCAGTATATCTGGGCGGCAGAAGTTCTTAATAGGAAGTGCCCTCTTATCAGGGTGCTCCCCATGATCGCGTCCAATCAGATCATGAGCAACATCGGTTCAAGAGACAGCTACATCGGGTCTCCGGGAACCAGACGGTTCAATGAAGGCATCGTTCCGACCACAACCCATTCACAGCCCCTCTCCGAACCGATCGCCATGTTCGAGGATTATTCGGAAGTAGATTATGCGCTGTGGAGAATCCAGAATGATCCGAACGCTTGGAGGCAGAGCCAGGATCGCCGGAAGGTGGAGGGATTGACGCAGAAGCTCGAATACACCGTGTACTATGGGAACCTTGGCACATACGCCGGTGAGTTCAACGGACTTCTGACAAGGTTCAATAGCCTCTCTGTTTATCCGAATGGCGACTCGACATGGTACTACAATGTCCTTTCGGGTCTTGGCGGAACTTCAGCCAACACCACCTCGATCTGGATCATCGAATTCGGCGATAAAAAGGTTTACGGGATTTATCCTAAAAACCTGCCGGGCGGTCTTGAGATTGAGGATCTCGGGAAAGTCACAAAGGAAGCGGGCGCCGCAAGCCAGACAGCGGGTTCTCTCTATGAAGTTCTCCGTACGCACTTTACCTGGTTCATGGGTCTGGAAATAGACGATGAAAGATGCGTCCAGCGGTATTCCAGCATCGGAACCACGATAGGCGGTTCGGCGAATTTCGATGAGGAAATACTGATTCAGTTAAAGAATCAGCTTCCGGGAATGGGTGAAGATCCCGGCACGGTCATCTTCTGCAACAGAACGCTGAAGACGCAGATGGATATTCGTGCGGTGTCTCAGAAGACGAATACCTACTTCACGCAAGACCCGGCTACGGGTGATGTGTGGGGCAGGCCGGTAACACGCTTCCAGGGTATTCCGGTTATGGTGGCGGAGAAGATTACCAATACCGAAACCGGATTAAGTTAAGGAGGTGCATCATGCCAGTTTATGATTATAAATATCTTGTATCAGATACGTTGGTTGTCACAACGGATGCTTTTGGCCTGTATTCGCTGAATACGGGAGAAACCGTTCCGAAACTCAATAAGGGTGGGAAGTTCGGGCTGCATGTCATTGTTATGACGGCGTTCACGGGTGCGGCAAGTGGTGTTGATTTTGCCGTTGTCATCAGCGCGGCGGACGATATTGCAACAAGCAGCATCAAGCACACAGTCGCACGGGTTTTTATAGCCGCTCTTACAAAGGGAGCGCACATCTTTATCCCGCTCGGTTCTCAACCATTGCTTCAGTATATCGGTGCAGCTGTTCTGCATGTGAGTGAAGCAGTAACCGCTGGAGCCGTGACAATGTATTTCGGTGACGCGGAACCACCCTCATAGAAAGGAGAGTGTTCATAATGATTTGCAGTAAAGTAAAGTGTTTGAAGGACTGCATAGATGATCGGGCGGTGAGATACGACCGAGAAGGCGTGTACGATATCGACCCTGAGAATCCGTGCGCGATTTATTTTGATCTTCCGAAAGAGGGCAGGCTTATTGCGATTCAGGCGGAGAAACAGCGAAGAATAAAAACGTTGCAATCTCAGAAAGAACTCGGAAGGTCAAAAAGCAACTTGTCAAAAGCTGATCCTAATGAGTT